CCGAGCCATCGGCAGCCTGGTTGCGCAATACCTGCCCCATCTGCCGTTTGCCGCGGACGAATTGCGCATGCTTCCGAAGCCGGTCTTTGAAGAGGCAGTTCCCCTTTTCAATTGATAGGCATAGCTCGCCGTCCGGCCCTGCTGTTTATTCGCTCAGGCTGATGGTGCCGATATTGTTCGACGCGTCGGCGATCGCCTGGAAATCGAACTCGGCGACCGTGAATTTCTGGTTGGCGAACGGCAGCGACAGCTTCGGCGAGACGCAGGCGTTGAGCTTCACCACCAAATCCTTACTGGCGCCGAAATAGTTGAAGGTTTCCTTCAGCGAGATTTCGAACGTCGGCAGCGGGCCGGTGAGCTGGTTGGCGAGGCTGATCTTGTTTCCGGTCGCGACCGTATAGCTGTAATAGATCAGAACCGCGGCGCCGTTGTCGGCGGTATTGAAGCTGTAAACGCCGCTCGCCACGCTGTATTGGCCCTGCGCCGGCGACGACGCCACCGGTGCGAGCTGTGCGCCGCTCGAGGCGTAGAAAACGCCGTAATCCTCGACGAAGGTGGCGCTGTTGACGACCGTGATGGCGCCCGACGCGACGGTGTCGCTCTCGCCAGTCGTCATTTCCAGCATGCTGTTCGCCGTCAAGGTCTGGCCGAGGAACAGATTGTTGATCTGGGTCGCCTGCAGGCGCGCGTATTTGGCCTTGCCGGCAATCTTGAACTCGCCGCCACCGGCCGCGACCGGCATATTGTACTGGCCGAGCAGGAACTCGACCTTGCGGTCGAAATCGAGCGAAACCGATTCCAGCGTGCCGAGCAAAGCGGGCGGCGTATTGGCGACGTCGGTGCGCTTGCCGATCAGCGTGCCGGAGCCGAAGACGTATTGGGTCATGGGCTGTGTCTCCTGGTCAGAGTTTTGGACATGGGGCGAATAGCGAAATAGCGAATGGCGAATAGCGACCGGGAAGGACGAAGCCCCTGCCCCATTCGCTATTCGCCACTCGCCATTCGCGGTGCTATTACGGCACCAAAATCTGGAACGGAATCGCGGCGACGGCCTTGCCGTCAATGTCGCCGGTATCGATAAACACCGGACCGAACGGGAAGCAATGAGCGACAAGCCCGCCGAGGGTTTGCTTATTGCCATTCATCACATCGGCGCCGCCTGGGACGACCACGGCATCGACAGCGTCGAGCAGCGCATTCATGGCGGTGTCCGGCGTATCCTCCGGATCCATCCCGGCCGAGAGATAGACGAACACATGGGCATTGATGGTCAGCGTCGGCAAACCCTCGTTCTGGCGGCCGCGCACCTCGCCGGTCTTGAGCATGGTCAGAAACGGCATCTGCGTCTCGTTGACCTGATCCCAATGCACGAAGCGCCGGCTCGTCGCCGTGAAACTCGCCGCGCCTTTGATGAGATCGAAGAAGGCAACGGAAATCTGTTCGCGGGTGACCGTGGTCATCGCGGCTTCCTTATGACTTTGCGGTGATGTCTTGATCGGCTTGGCTTGCCGCCACCGGCTGAGGCGAGAGCAATAGCGCAGATACTTCAGGAAAATGGGTGGTATAGTCCGGCATCCCTCAGGCTGAGTACCGTATGAGCGTCATTGCTCTCCTGCAACATCCAGTTGTTGGGAATGCTTTTTAGAACGGCAAGCGCCTTATCTTCGGCGATGTCCAAACAATAGCTAGCGGCCCTTTGTCGGACGGTGATGAACGGATGATCGAGCAGCGGAACGAGCGCATCCAGCTTCCCACGCGAGTATAGCTCCTTGGCAACCCCATATGGTTGGCCCGCGACCCTGTTGTAGGCCTTCATACTGACATTGTTGCCGTCCTCGTCCATAAGAAATCGTGTCGATCCATAGAGGCGTTCGCAGCCATCGATGAACCGCTCGAGCAATTGCGGGATCGTCATTTCTTTCAATGTCGGCCGCTTCGGCGGGTCGCGCAAAACGCGATCGCGCCACGCCAGGACTTCCTTCGTCGTCATCTTTTTGAGCACGCCGGTAAAAGCCGCCATCGCCCACAGAGGATCGACGTCTGTCCACTTCGTGCCGGCCCATCCCCTGACGTCCGGGCTTGAATTTTCGAAAAGCTGAGTGCGAACCACCGCAACGGTGTCTCTTCGCATAAGTTCCGTTGCTATGGCGTTCATGGTGACGTTCGCACGCTCCCATTCGGGGCTATCTAGAGGCACTTTCACCCGTTCCAGACGAACTATGGTTCCGACCTGGTTGGCCTCGTCGACAAAGCGCTGAATGAGATCGTCGGTACTCAGCTTTGTATAGTTAAGGGTGTTCATTTGAGCACGCCGAACTTGCGCATAATTTCTAATCCCTTAGCGCGTTGACCAGCGAAATCCAATTCGCGAATTTGCTCTCTGAACGTCCGCGTACCTTGGCCATCGGGTTTGCCGTTATATGCTCCGGTGATCTCTTCGTGCTTAAGGCGAGGCGCCCAAACGATGTTGTCCGGATCCTCGATCCGTTCGCGGCCAAATTTCTCAAAAACGCCCTTTTCCAGATTATAGTCGTTTTGCTCGACGATATGATGGCGGTCATAGCCTAGAACATTTTCGGTCGGCCTGGCCTGGAGCTCTTCAAGGGTCTTGGGCGGATCAAGGCTGGTGATCATCTGGTCAATGAGCCGCTGTTCGCCCACGATCCCCGGCCCTTCGCCCCGATTGAGTTCCTTGGGATAGAGAGTCTTTATGAATGCCAACACCGCAAGTCCAATTGGTGTACGTCTGAGAAAGAAACGGCCGCCTATTTCCACAATCTCTCCAGCCACGTCCTCTAGCCATTTCAGGCCCTCCGAACGGTTGCGATTGCTCGGCCAATCCTTTGGAGAAATATTCGGTCTTTTCGGAGTTACGTCGGACTCGTCGGCGCTTGACTCGCCGTCAACCGGCGCAAACCAGCCTGGGTTGGGAGACGAACCGCGACGCGGATGTTTTGTAGGGTCCCAACCTGCCTTCAACAGACCGCTTTGGTAAAGCTCCAAGGCGCGCTGCGTAATCTCGTCGAAGGATTCGACTTCTTTCGTCAGCAGGGGCGGGTCTGGAAATTGCATCTGCACGGCGGCGATCGCAGCCAGCGCAAGATCGCCTCGGTTGAACGCGTTTGCGATCAAAGCCAATGCGCCGGCCTTGGCTGCGATATCGATGGGAAGCCGATAGGACGCGGTCAGTTCATCGTCGAGCTCGGCGAGCGGTCGAACCGTCCACGAGCCACTTCCGCGTTCCTGACGCATAAGTGGGATGTCACCGACAAATACTCCCTGCGCATCGCATGAAACGCGGCCGTCATCGCGGCTCTGCGATAGGGAAAACACGCGTAATCCCGGGATTGCAAGCATGGCTATCTTGGCTCCCGTCCAGGATTGGAACATAACATGAACATAGGGTCAAGCATCTAAACTTGCTTTCGAATTAAGTCTCACTGCAGGGCCTCGCCCACTGCCTGACTGAACTCTCCGGTAATCTCCTCCGCCATCTCCGCCAGCGACGAGCGCAGATAAGACCGCTCCGGCATCGTCACCGCCGGCAGGTTCACCCGCGCCGCGAAGACCTGCTTGCCGCCGACGGCGAAGGCGAGCGCCTTGGCTTTGTCCGGCACGATCTCGTGCGGCGGGATGGTGCCGCCGAATTCCTGGATCGCGGCATATTTGACGTCGCCGGATGTGCCGATGCGGACTGAGACCTCCGCCGCGGACTCATCCACCGTGGCAACGATCGAACTCGCCAGCGCACCGCTTCGCATATTGAGCACGCCGCCGAACAGTTTTTGTTGAATCTTCGCTTCCAGCGCCACGGCGAGTACGTTGGCCTTGTCCGAGAGCGCCTGGCGCAGCCGGTCGGGCATGCCGGCAAGGCTCGCGCTGTAATCGTCGCGCAGATCGAGCTGAAACATCACGCCCCCACCACGCTACGATACGGATCGAGTGAGGCGCGGACGAAATCCGGAATATCCTTGAGGCTGTACGACGCCGTCTGTTGCCCTTGTACGGTCTGCGCGCTCTGGCCGACGCGGGTGCGGTAGCGATAGCGCTCCGCCACCCATTCGATGCAGGCATTATTGATCGCGGCCGGAATGAAGCCGTAGGAGATCAGCACGGCGGCGCCGGCATCTGCGACAGCGAACGTGTACACGCCGTTCGCGACCGCATATTCGCCCGCGGCCGGCGTGCCCGCCACCGCAACGAGTAGCGCGCCGTTTCCGTAAGTGACGCCGGCATCGCTGGCCCACGGGCCGAGCGGCGCCGCCACCGTCACGCTATAAGGTCCCGGCGAAGCCGGCACGCTCGCCGCCTCGCTCTGCACCGCATAGCCGGCCGAATAATCGACCACGATGTTCTGCCGGCCTTTGCGAAAGAATGTGCGAAACACATCGAGCGCCTGCGGCCGGCCCGGCGGCAAACCGTCCCAGGATTCGAGCAGAAAACCTTTGGCGGACGGCATGCCGACTGGCGCGGCCGCGGGCACGACGGCGGTGTCGATCAGCAACGTGATCACCTGCAGCACCGGATAGTGGCGCAGGAACAAGCGGGTCTTGTCGTTGCCGTCGAGCCGCTCCATGAACAGCCGCGGCACGAGCGACGGCCGGCCGAGATAGGCGGTGATGGCGCCGCTGACATCGGTGATCAGGCGCGCGATCAGCGCGTCGTCGGACGTGCCGATGCCGCTCGAGCCGGCGAGCCAGGTTTTCACGTCGGCGAGCGTGGCAAGATCGGATGCGGCCATTTTCAATTCTCCGCCGCGGTCTTTTTCGCGGCCGCCCGCGGGCGCCGCGGCGCTACTTTGGGCTTCTGCTCGGCGCCGGTTTCGACGAAGCCAAAACACTCGATCAACAGCGCGCCGATCTCGGCCTCGACTTCGTAGACGCCCTCGCGCGGCGCAATGACGAAGCCGGCGACGCAAGGGTCGCCGACGCCTTCCGGCGCTATCAGCTTCATGACAAACCTCGTGATCTATGGATGGGACGCGGGCGCTTTTGCCGGCATCGAGCCATCGGCTCGGGCCGTGGGCGTAGTCGAATTAAACTGAGCGAGAAACGGGATCGATCGAACGGCGTCCCGACGATGCCATGGCCTTGAAATTGAAATGCCGGACAGCGCTAGCTGTGCGAGGCCCGCCGAACGCCGTCAGTGCAGGTCGACAAAGTAGAAATGACCGATCGCCCGAGGATAACCATGACCAAGCACGCCGTGCCGATCAGCTCGTTCTTGCCAAGCCTTGGATGGATGATCGGACGCGATCTCGTCGCTCTCATCGTAGGCTACCCCGGAACCATGGCTCGCAAAGCCGCCCCATTCCCACACCATGAACCGCGGCTCACCGGCAGGCAGTTCCGAAATGTCGGCACGATATTGGGGATATATCAAAAAGAGGTGGGCGTAGTCGCCCGCAGTTTCACCGGCGCCCCAAACAAATGAGACGTTCAGTGCCGCGACAATAACGGTCAGCGCCAAGACCAACGTTGACAAAAGCCGAAGCCAAGCCCGCGTGTACGCCCACTCCAGGCACAGCATACAGGCAAAAAGGCCCGAGGCTCCCCACAACGTAAGAACCAGCGCTTGAAGCGGGAGAAAGAACAGGGCGAAAAGGCCGACCCAAGTGAAGAGAGAAGCGATGAAGCTAACGAGGACAAAGAGCAACGGCCACGCAACGGTGAGGACAACAGGCCAATAGAGAATGCGATCGTTACGCGCGCCTTGCATATCGGAGGCCGCCGTTAAAAGACGATCTTCAAGTTTCTATCCGACGGCGGACAGATATGGACAAAATAAAAATGACGGAGCGCCGGGAAAGCACCGTAGACCGGTATGCCAGATACCTCGGCCCGCATCTTCCAATTGTCGAATGGTTCCGTCCAAGTCCCGAGGGGACGCCCGGTTTCATCGCTCTCGTCGTAGGCTAGGCCGCTGGCGCAAGGCGTAGTGCCAACCCACTCCCAAACCTTGAAACGCGGCTTATCGGCAGGTAGCTCCGCTATCTCAGCCATATAACGAGGGTACAAGGCCAGGAGATGGATATAGTTGCCTACTGTATGCCCGGCGTTCCAAACAAAGCCGATATTGACTGCTGCGATGAAAACCGTCAGTGGCAGGATCAAGGCGGATAAAAATGGACGCCAGGCCCGTTGACGGAACCATGGCACGCACAATACGGCAGCGCGAGCGCCCGTGCATGCCCAGAGCAGAAGGACTACCGGGCCTAATAATAGGCTCCCGTTGAACAGGTTGGCCCAAGTCAGAACAAAAGCCAGAGGGCAGGCGACGGCAACCGCGAACGGCCAGTAGAAAATTCGGTCGTAGTCGTTGTCCTGCATATCGGACCTCATCGGTCTCTCAGTCGAAGGCGCCCAGATTGGTATAACCTATAACCCAATTTTGTGTCTTCGACATCCTGCTTGGCCGAGTGTGTGTACACTTCGTCCTTTGGTTCGCTGAAATCAGAAACAAACCTTGCGTAAAGATCCACAAGCGACAGGACATCGTTACTGCTCAAGCCCGCCGCTGCACCATAAACGCCGATCATTATGTTTTGATAGTGGCGATAATCGCGAACATAAGTCCAATCAAACCGTTCAGCCTCCAACGGTCCGCCAGGCGCGAGCGGAAGTAATGCCAAAGCAGTCGCTGTTAATGGCGAGGCACCTTCGGCCGCAAACTCACCCTGTTTGTAGGCAGCAACGAGATCATGCATCGCGAGAGCTGACTCCATATATCTTTCCGGCGGCAGGTTAGCCGGGCGAAGAACTGGATTGCCCTGAACGATAATCGGCCCGCCTGAGCTATCAACGAACTGCTCCGGGTACCTTGGATGATCGACCGGAATTTGATCCGCCCAAATTTTGTCGATTTTCGTTCCAAAGAGGGAGCGTACAATAGTGGAGAGGACATTATACAGGTTGCCTACGACATTTTGGGTATCTGCCGCGTCCGTATTAACGGTAATCCCGCCGCTAGCTGCCACGTCCGGCCGCGCGTCGCCAACCGGGGTTTCCAACGAGGCATAGCGCACTGGCGCGCCCGGCGCTTCACCCCAGCCTTACTCCCGCTTGTCCACTGCCCAGCATCGCGATTGCCGACCGGCACGCGCGGCTGATTGGGACTGTACTTCTTCAGCACCGCCTGCAGCTCCGCTTTCGCCAACGCGAGGCATTCTTCGCCCGCCTTGCGAATTTCGCCTGGCAGCGCCTCCAGCTCGCGGCGGATCGTGGCGATCTCCGCGCGCCGCTGTCGCAGCAATTCATCTTGGTCCGGCCCGGCGAGCGTGCGGATCGCCTCGGCGATTTCGAGGCGCGTGTGCAAGGTCTGAGGCACGGCGCTCAGAGTGCGCGGTAGTGGTGGTTTCATGTGCTTGACCTTTGCAATGCGTCATTGCCGGGCGTAACCCACGGCTGTCCGGTTAGAGGAGCCAAGTGATTCAAATGACTCAAGTTCGCAGTCCTGGATCGACAGTGCTAATGAATACTATGAACTTGAGCCGCTGCCAGCACTTGTAAGGACTCCAGATTTCTCTAACCGGACAGGCGTGGGCGTGACCCTGTAATCCATGCGGCGAAGGGCAGCACGGACCGCGGGTCACGCCCGCGCATGACGAAGCGAAGACGCGCGGTCGGATGGATCAGCGCGGGGCGGACTTACCCCGCCGCGATATTCGCAATCACCGCCATGGACGGCGGAAAATAGTGCTGCAGCACCTCGTCGGCGTAGACGCCGGTCTCGTAGCGCCGCGCCCGCGGCGGCCATTCGATCTGGTAGTAGTCCTGCCGGGTGCGCACCTGCACGACGTTGCCGACGTTGGAGAGCGGAAAGGGCAGCGTCTTCGACGTCATCAACAGCGCGCCCGCCGGCATGTTGGGGTGCACGCGGATGTCGAGCACTTTCGGCCCGGCCATGGAGAACTTGTTGAGATAGGTGCGCACCATGACGCCGCCGCCGAGCGCGCCCTGGTCGGCATCGAACACGCTACCGGCGCAGTATGCCGCGCTAATTTACTTGGGCACAAAAATCCCGCGATCGAGCATGACGAGACACATACCCGCGTCGCCCGCATACGGCTGCCGGCGCCAACCCTCTATGGCTTGCAGCATTTTCCGAGCTGCTTCGGGCGCGACCGCGAGTGTCGCCTTGGCTGCCATCAAGCGGACCTGAATATTTGGATGATCAAAAAGCGACAGCAGTTCTCGACGCTGATCGCCCGGCCGCCTTTTCAGTTCATTCTCGACTGCTTCCAGTTCCAAAAACAGTCGATTATATCTTGCATTATCATCCTCAAAGGTCGCCTTGTCTTCCTCGACCGCAATCGTAGCGAAGCGTTCGAGTAATTCAGCAACCGAAAGATTCTCAAGGGTTGATTTCTTCACGGCTTGATCACTCCAAATCTAATCAAGGCATCGATGCCCACGCGGCGGCGTTCTTCCCAACTTTTGTTTCGCAAATAATCCCGCGGTGAGAGACCTCCGAATTCCTTGTTTTGTTTTCCATACCATCCGCTTATTTGCCAATGCCTCAACGTCGGAATCCGTACCAAGTTATCTGGTCCATCGATCTTGTCATCCGGAAATCCATAATCCTTTGCCGACTTTTGCTCGACGACATGATGAATATTGTACCCAAATTTCGGAGTCAGTGCATCTTGCTGCAACTCGGCCAACGTCTTCGGTGGGAAAAGATAAGTATAAATGTTTGGGAGATACTTGGCGAGCCAAGAAATCGTCAGCAAGACCGCCAGAAACTCCGCCGCCACCGCCGTTGCGGCTGCGGCTTCTGCATCGATAAGCCAATACGCAGCCGCCTTGAGAAAATTGTTAATGACTTGCTTGGTCGCCGGCGGTTTTGGCGGAATTACTGGCGGATCTCGTAGCGGCGGGCCTTGATTGTGCCCGATGCCCGGCGTTTCAGTTGGTTCATTGGGAACATTTCCTGCTATATCCTTCGGCCGGAACTGGCCTCCTTTGTGGTCGGGCGTCCCAGCGGGCCAGCCGGGATGTTTCGGGTCATCGACTGCGGCCTTCGCGGTCCTTGTATTGCCGGCCGGCATCTGTGACCGGCTGTATATTTTCAGCGCCGCATGCAGCTCGGCTTTCGCCAGAGCCAGCGCTTCTTCGCCGCACCGCTGAAGATCGCGCTTGAATGTCTCGCATTCGCGGCTCAAGGCGGCGATTTCGTCGCAACGACGCCGCAGCAATTCGTCGTCGTCCGGCTCGGTGAGCGTGCGAATGGCTTTGGCGATCTCGAGCTGCACGTGCAATGTTCGCGGCACGGCGCTCAAGGTGCGCGGAAGTGGTGGTTTCATTCTGTTTGATCTCCGCGCGGCACCGCAGCGGGCTTGTCCGGGCAATTTCGAGCAACGGCGCGGCAGCATGGATGCGCGGGTCGAGCCCGCGCATGACGAATGAAGGGGCGCGAGCGGCCCTCGACCGGCCGCTCGCTACGCTCGCGTCTGCCCTCTCCGGCAAAGGGGAGAGGTGAGCGCCCTACCCCGCCGCGATATTGGCGATCACCGCCATGGACGGCGGGAAGTAGTTTTGCAGCACCTCGTCGGCGTAGACGCCGGTCTCGTAACGGCGCGCCCGCGGCGGCCATTCGATCTGGTAGTAGTCCTGCCGGGTGCGCACCTGCATGACGTTGCCGACGTTCGAAAGCGGATAGGGCAAGGTGCGCGAGGTCATCAACAGCGCGCCCGCGGGCATGTTGGGATGCACGCGGATGTCGAGCACTTTTGGGCCGGCCATGGAGAACTTGTTGAGATAGGTGCGCACCATGACGCCGCCGCCGAGCGCGCCCTGGTCGGCATCGAACACGAAGCGCTGCGCCGCGTTGGCGTTGCCGGCGAGGATCTTCTTCGACAGATCGTTGGCGACCTGCGAGCCGACCCACACGGTGTCGGGAGACAGCCGGTAATTGTCCCAGCGGTTCTTCAGCGCCGCGTCGATCTCGACGACGCCGCCGGCGCCGTCGCCGGTCAAGGTCGAGCCGGTGCCGGCGGTACCGGTGGCGAGATATTGCACATAGGCGTTGGAGCCGGACTTGAACGCCTGATAGAGCAGGCCGTCGAACACCAGCGCGTTGGTCGAATTGTCGGAGCTGCCGAGCGAGGCCGCGGTCTGGGTGCCGGCCGCGTTCGCGGTGATCACCAGCGAATTGATGGTGGTGATGGCGCCGAGCACTTCGGAGCCGGCAGCGCCCCAGAACCAGGCATAGCCCATGGCGCCAGAGACCGGCGCGACACTCGCGGCGATCGAGCCGGAAGTGCCGGAAGAGATCGACGCCGTGGCATTGGCCGATTTGCCGGCCGCGCCGCCGCCGAACGTATCCGACGAACCGTCGGCATTGCTGCGCGTGATGCCGCCCTGGATGCCGCCGGTGATGGAGCCGTTGACGATGGCGTCGAGCGACAGCGCGACGCAGATGACGCTATAGGGACTGGCCGCGGCGGTGAGGCTGCCGCCGGAGGTCGACGGCGCCAGCGACGGCGTCGGCGTGGTGCCGAGCGGCACCGACGTATTGCCGCCGAGGATGAGCAGCTCCTCGCCGAGCATGCAGGCTTCGAGACCGATTTTGGCGCCGATCGCCTTGATGTCGTCAAAGCCCATGCCGGCATATTGCGCCTCGAAGTCGACCGAGGTTTCGATGCCGATGCCCTTGTAGGCGGCGCTGTAATCCTGCGTCGCCACGGCACTGACGCCGCCGCGATTGCCGCCGGAGACGCCGATGCGAAGCCCCGTGGTGTTGATGCCGGTCACCGCGCGCCAATTGGCCTGGATGCCGCCCTTGCCGGAGACGCGCGGGATCTCGTTGCGCAGCGGCGTGAGCATCGGATAGACGAATTTGGCGCCGGTCTCGAGGTCGTAATAGGTCAGGCCCGAGGTCGGCGAATTCGATTCCGAAAACGTCGTTTTCGCCAGCGGATCGCCGGGCAGCGGATTGGCGTGCGCCTTCTCGATCTCGCGCAGGAAGCTGCCGGCATTGTTCAGCGCGGCGCTGTAGTCCTGCATGGTGTGCGGCAGGGCCGACTTGGCAAGGAAGTGCGGAAGGTTGGGCTGATACATGGTTTTGTTCCCGTGGTTGGTTGTTTGGTTGGCGTGAAATGCTCAGCCGTCATTCCGGAGCGACGCGAAGCGTCGAGTCCGGAATCCATATCCACGGACGGTGGTTATGGATTCCGGGTTCCTCGCTTTGCTCGGCCCCGGAATGACGGGCAGGTGAAAGCGGGTCTAGTCTCGGCGCGGGCGAAAACCCGGAATGGCGCGCATCGGCTGCGATTGCGCCTTGCGGATCGCGGCTTCCGCGAGCGCTTCGAGCGCGCCCGGCTGATCGAGCAGTGCTTCCGGCTTGGGAAAGATCGAGTCGTCGCTTTTCTCGGCGACGCGCACCGAGGTGGTGCCGAGCGGCAGCGGCTGCGCCTCGATTTTCTTCACGCGTGCGGCCAGGTCCTCCATGTGCGAGGTCACGGCCTGGATCGCTTTGGCCAAGGAGCGATCGGAGACTTTTGCGAACTTGGCCGTCTCATCATCATCGGCAGCTTCCACGGCGCCCTCGCCGGCCTGCGGCGAAAATTTCGGCCGCGTCTCGACCTTGGCGCCGGCGACCGGCCCGGCCGCCGCGCAGCAGTCGGGATCGAGCCCGACCAGGAGATCGTGGGTTTGCTTGATGCGGTCCTTGTCGGCCTTGGAATGGCGTGCGCCGATCTTGGCGAGAGCCTCGGCCAGCGCGGCGGAAACGGGATTGTCCTTGAACTTGCGCAGCTCGGTCGAGCCGTCGGCCTTGATCACCGCAAAGGTCGCTTCCGGCAGGCACGGGTGATCGACCAGCGACACCTCCAAGGGCTCGGCGGTATAGCGCATCAGCGCCGGCTCGTCCGGATCCGGCCAGCGCTTGAGATAACGCCCGCCTTGCGAGAAGCCGGTATAAACGCCCTGCTCGACTTTATCCCACTCGGCGTCGTCGACCACCTTGCCGCAGATTTCGATGCGCTTTTTCTCATCGTTGAAGGCGATCTCGACAAGCTTTCCGGCCGCCACGTTGGAATGCATGGCGCGCAGATTGCCGAGGCTCTTGCCGTCGGTGACGGACGCGAAATTGCGCGACCACTTCTGGTAATGCGGCTTGGTCGAGGCATAGTCGCAGACCTCGCCGGAGACGTCCGGCTTTTCCGCGGTGACGACGCCATAAACCAGGCGCTGCGCCGCGTCGATCTTGGTAATGGGCACGAAGATGTTCATGTCGTCCATTGCGCACTCCTTGTTGCGTCGTTGCGGCGCATGCGTGTTGGTTTGACCGGCGCGCTGTGCGCTCCGGCCAGGGGACAGCTCTGGATTCAGATGAAAACGCGAGGGAAGAGCGCCAGGAAATCCGGCTACACTTTCGGCTTGTTAGGCCGTGATGTACCGTTCAGCGCCACCAGACGAATACCACGACGAGAACACTCAGCGGCAGAACCATGGCGGATAGCAGCCGCCGCCAAGCCCGTTCGCTTATCGCCGATATGCAGGCGATGACTCCGGCGCCGGCCGATATCAGCCAACGCAGAAGAATTATGAAAGGAGCAAAATCCAAGCCTGGCTCGTAGTCATGCGTTATGAGGAGCGTGGCCCATACCGCAGTCAGAACGGTCGGCCAATAGAGAATTCGATCCTTGCTCGGAAGGATTTGGTCGCCACTTGCGCTTGACATATCGGACAATTCCCTACTTTGCCGAATTCGTCCGGACTCATAGAGATCATAACCCTTTAGGTTATCTTCGACATTCCGCTTGGACAGGAGACGCAATTAGTCCTTAGGCTGCGTCGATATTGCGTCGTGGCCGCTTGAATGTATGACGTAGAATTTGACGTAATGTTTAGCGTGCCAGACTGACGCAAGATTAAAACCTACGATGAGAATGCTCAGCGGTAAGATCGCGGTGGATAGCAGTCGCCGCCAAGCCCGCTCACATACCCAGGCTATGCAGGCAATTACGCCGGCGCCAGCGGATATGAGCCAATAAAGAAGCACAAATGGCGAATCAAGATACAGCGAACTCAGTACGATACTGTCGGGCCAAACCAAGAGTGTGAGCCAGGCGACAGCCAGAAGGGTCGGCCAATAGAGAATTCGATCTGTGTGCGCCGCCGCCATGTCGGAGCTCTTCATCGTTCCGATGAAATTCGTCCAGACTGGTATAGCTCGTAACCCATCTTTATGTCACGCACATCGCGTCTGGTAAGGTGCGTGTAGACTTCGTCCATCGGCTCGTGAAATACGGACATCACCTCAGCATAAAGGTTCGCGATCCGAAGGCCGTCCTCAATCCTAACGTCCGCTGCGGCCAAATAAAGGCCTATCGCGATATTTGCATAGTCGTGGTAGTCGCGAATATATTGTCCCTGGAGTCGTTCAGCATCCAAACTTCCGCCGTGCCTGAATTGCGCCAGTTCTTGAGCGATTTTCGCCGCCAAGCCGGCTAAGGCCTGCTCATTCTGTTCAGTTGGATCATCCAGCTCGGTCTGCACGGCCTGATTATACAAGTCAATGTACTGGGCCAAGTGCGAAGCAGCTCCCTCGCTCGTGTACATCGAGGGCGGACGGTCGTACGGCCGAAGAATCTGATTGTCTTGAATGGTAATGGGCTCGCCCGCGCTGTCTAAGAACTGCACCGGATGCCCCGGACTGTTAGTCGGAATTTCACCTGCCGAAATAACATTTGCCGCATTTTGCGCGTCCAGCTTTCCGCTGTCGCGGACAGTCTCGACAGGGATCCAGCCAGCGGTCGTCGCATCCGTTCGCGTACCGGTATCCCGCGCGGCATATTGCGTTGGGTGTTTCGGCTTATCGCTTGCGGCACCGGTGGAGCTTGATGGCGATCCGCTGCCACCATCGTCCGTCGTCCATTGTCCGCCATCAGGATCTCCTGCAGGCACGCGCGGCTGGTCGGCGCCGTACTTTTTCAGTGCCACCCGCAGCTCGGCTTTCGCAAGCGCCGGCAATTCTTCGCCAAGCTTACGAATCTCGCGGATGAGCGCATCCAAGTCGCGGCGGATCGCGGCGATCTCCGCGCGGCGCTGCCGCAGCAGTTCGTCCTCGTCTGGCCCGGCGAGCGTGCGGATCGCTTTGGCAATCTCGAGCCGCGTGTGCAATGTCTGCGGCACGGCGCTCAAGGTGCGTGGCAGCGGTGGTTTCATCCTTGAATCCTTGCATTGGTTTTGCCGAGCGCGGCACCGAAAAGGCAAAGCAGATGATGCGGGCGAGCCACTCGTCGAAATCGTCCTTGTGCTGCGGCTCCTTGGTCTGGACGACTTTGGCCGCGGTCTCGCCGGGCACGAATTTCGCCCGCCGGCGCTTGGCCAGGTCGCCGGCGAACTCGGTGTCCCAATAATCCTGGAACTGCTTGATCTGGTCCGGCGTCCAGCCCTGCGGCACGCCG